TTGTAGATGTTAGTCTTTCCTAATGTCTTTTGGGGTCTATCGATTATCCCAATATTTGAGCTATACTTGATTTTTCTTTTCTCGTAAAGCCAAAACTTCTTCTACTGCAAGTTTGTGATTAGGATGACTTTTATCCCAATACGCTGAACCTGGCATAGTTAATTCTCCAATTTCTTTTTCAAGTTGAGCTGGTGTTTGAAAAGTTGGCCCAGAGGATTGAGTAATATTATCCTCTCCCATTTTTCCCGCTAACTCTGCAAACGCTTTTATCATAATTGGATTGTCTCCAAGTTTAGTTCCATCTGCCATATTAGTATTAAACAATTCACTTGCGCCAACTGATTTAGCAAGATTAGCAGCTTGTGATATTTTTTGATCGAATGCTTGACCCCATTCTTTTTTAAGTTCACTAGAGCTAGCTTCTCTTGCTGCAACTGCTGTAGTTTCACTTTCTTGTAAAGATGCGGCTGTCATTTCATTATAAAACTTTACCATACCATTTGCTTGACCAGGAAGTAATCCAAGTTTATGCGCTTGATCTGAAAAGTTTTTTAATGATGCTTCGTCTATTTTTTGATCTTCTGGTAAATCGTATTTATACCCAGCAGCATCCGCTGGTCTACCTAGTTTTTCATAAACTGCATCCCAATCTTTATCGGTAGCAAATTTATTTGGAACTGGTATTTTATCAGAGCCAACTAATTTTTGTGCATGAACATAAGATTTTGCTAAACCTTCTATATCTTTAATATTCTCTAAAGATTTATCAGCTCTTATTTCATCGGAAAGATTTGCTTTCCAATCTGTTATTACTGTCTCTGGTGTTAATGTTGTTGTTTGTGTTTCCGCAGACACTTGGCTTGTAGGCTCAACTGCTACCTGGTTTGTTTCGCTGCTCATTTATCCTCCATGGGTTTTTTATTAAGCATATTATTAATAAACAAGACTACTGATCTTGTTCCTTCTAAAAATGCACTTTCGTGACTATCGCCTTTAATATGAGACGTAGAATAAAAACTGCATCTTTTTTTTAAATCTTCCAAGACTTCTTTGCCTTCAGTAGAATTAAAAATTTGTTTATAATTAAGTTCTAGTTGTTTAAGTTCTTTACTGTCCACCTAGAGCCTTTAAAGCTGGCGCAACTTTGCCAGCACTTTCCGCTACTTGTTGTGCTTGTTGTAATTGCATTTGTTCCATTTCTTGTTGTTGTTTTTGTTGTTGTCTTTGTTGAACCTCTGCTTTAGATCTCATAATTTTTGCGGGTAAGCCTAACACTTCTTGTATGTGAGAAACTAAACCATCAATATCTATGTAATCAAAAACGGGAGCTATATTTTGCATTGAACCAAATATTTCTATTCCACGCATAACAGATGATAGCTCTTGGCTTTTTTGAGCTTTGGCTAATGGAGATACATATTCAATCTCTACATCTTGATCGCCAAGTTCTTCTGGTATTGGGGGAAGTTTATTATTTTTTAATAAAAGATTAAATGCTCTAGTGATTAGTGGCTGCAATAATTCAGATTGCAATCTACCTAACACGGGGCCAAGTAATCTCATTTTTTCTTCCGTTCTTTGCATAACTTCAGTAGCCGTCATGTTTGAGCCTTGGGTTGTCATTAACTGATCGACAAAGAAATTTTCTCTAATTGCTTTTCTTCTTTGATCTTCCATTGCTAAACCAAGTGGATTGTTTGCACCTATATTTAAAGGTTCAATTCTTTCTCTAGTACCCGATCTATAAAAGTTTAATCCGCCAGGCACAGTTCTAATGGGTAAAATAAATCCATCATCGGGAACCATTAGAGGTGGATCAATTTGTTTTTGAGCTGCTTTGATAGTTGTCTTAGACATTGTGTTTAACATCTTAGTATCTGGTAAAGCATTCATTGCTGGAGATCTGCCGTAGATTTCGTTTGATGAAGATTTTAAATAACGAGGAACTACATAAGGAAATTCTTTAAATCCACTTTCTCTTAATAGTGTGCCAGTTTTTTCGTGAACATGACAAGATACCCAATCCATATTTTTATTATTATCAGAACCCATAGGTGTTTCATTGGGGTAAACTGAATGAATAATTACAGCATCTTCATAAGGAGCTTTTTCTAAATCAGCAATTATAGCTCTTGGTAAATCTGCATCGGGATACATTGATGGAATGTTTTTGTTTGCAAGATGAAATCGTCTAGTCAAACTATCAACCATTCCTTTATCATTCTCAGTAATAAATATTTCTGATATGTGAATAGTTTTAAATCTTAAATCATCCTTAACATCATCGCTAATAAACATAGCAGATGTACCAAAGGCTAGTAGCTCGTGGTATAATTCAAAAATTTCTTGTTGAAAATTAGATCTAGCAAACACTTGCTGCATAATTTTTGCGCAACTCTCAAGCCATTCGTTAGCAGCATCATTATCAGCAGCCATTTGATTTCTAAACTTTAAAACAAACCATGGCGAAATAGTATTGGTTAGCATCCCATTAAGACTTGCTGAGAGCAATTCAAGTGCGTGTGTAGCAGTTCCATCGAAAATTTGATCGTGACGCTTATCACCCGCTGTATGCTTCTCTGTGATGTTTGCTTTTCTTGGCAGAAAGTAATCAGCAATTTCTTGCCAATGTGTTTCCCAAGTAGCTCTTTGTGCTTTAAGAGATTTGTATCTCTCCATTACCATTTTTGCTTTTGGATTATCTGCCATTATGCTCCTACCTTCTTCATTGCGGTTTTGTGTGATTTTGTAAAACTTGTTCCTTTACCCATAGCTGTTTTCATATTTTTCATATGTTTTTTAGAATGGTGTACGCTGTGTTTTTTTAAAGTTGATTTTTGTTTTGCGGTTATTGCCATTTACCCTCCGAGTAAAGTTTTGCTAGATAATTTAAACCCTTTATCTTTTTCTTTTTTAAAATCTCCAGGGTTTCTTTTTTTGTATTCTTTTTTTTGTCTTTCTGTTAATTTTTTATAATTTCCAGCAGTAGTAACATCTCTTAAAGTTCCTCCAGTATTTTTAACATAACCTTGTCTAGCTCTCATTAAACTATCAACATCATCTTCTGCAAATGTAGGAGTAGATATTCCTCTATTAGTTCTAGTATCATCGGGTCTTTTAAGTTTTGTATTAGGTGTAACGCCTCCCATATTATCCTCCGAGTAATGATTTTTTAGATGTGGTTAATGCGTTATCGCCTAAACCTTTTGCGCCAGTTAATATTGTGCTTGATCTACCTTGTGAACTTTTCATATCAATAGTTGATGATGCTGTTGTAGCTGTTGCTTGTGATACTTCAGCTTTTGTAGGTGCTGCGTAAACTGGTGCTACTGGTTTTATAACTGCTGCTTGAGTTGCCATTTGTACTGGTTTTCTAAAAACTCCTCCCATATTATCCTCCTAGTAAAGTTTTTTTAGTTGTAATTTCATCATCTTCTAAGCCAGAAGCAGATGTTAGAATTGTTGCAGATCTACCAGTTCTAGCAGCTCTTAATTTTGCTTGCTTTGCTGCCGTTGCATCAGTTCTTTCTTTATCATCATATTTTGGTGGTTCTGGTAAAGGTTGTGGTGCTGGTATTGCTGGCATCGCTGGTATTTTTGGCATTAAAAAACCCATAATTTATTTCTCCGTGTGTATTTCATAATTGTTTTCGGCTAATTTTTGTTCAGCCATTTTTTGTCTTGGTAATTCCGATAAAGATATAGCCATGTATCTTGCAGCATCGCAAGCGTGTGAGCTAAAATCCTTAACGGGTTTTGCACTAAAAATTCTCATCTTATCATTGTACTTACGATGATGATGTCTTAACGCAGCTAATAATGGTTTTGTTGCATCAGCATCAAACCAACATTTAGGTAACACCATTTTTAAACTGTGGATACCATCTTCTAATCCAAGTTTAGGCAGTACCCTAAATCTTATTCCTAATTGGTAAGCGATCTCTCGTCTTGTCTTACCATTACTAAATTCTGTAACTTCTATGTCGTGTGGCGCATAGTGTTCGCCGTAGACATAATCTTTGTCTTTAATCATCTGAACATAATGAGGTAACCCTTCTCTATTATTTTCATAATAATCAATAACCATTATTTGATTTCCAACTTGTTGAAAAAAAATTATAGCGGTGTTGTCTCCATATCCCAAATCCC